TCCGCCGACGGGCGGGCTGTCGCTCACGCAGGTTTCGCCAAAGATCCTTACTTGGCCCTGCAGCCCCTCGAGGCCCTCGTCGCCGCGATGCCGGGCGAGCGACCCGTCCTGGTGACCTTCCGCACCCCGCAGCTCGAGCGCGCCCTGGGAGACCAGTGGACCCACGCGCCCGAGGTTGCCCGCCGCCTCCGCGCCTGATGCCCGGCCTCCTGCTCGCGTACGCCCGCGGTGAGCTGAGCCTCCTCAAGTTCCGCCGCGCCGCCATGCGCCTCCTCGGCGAGGACGGCTGGTACCGGGACTGGCCCGCGATCGCGCACGACCTCCAGAGACTCCGCCCCGCATGACCCCGCCCGCCAAGAAGCCTGCCGCCCCGAAGGCGCCCACGGACCCCTCCATCCGCCCGGTCGCCTACGTGTTGTTCCGCCGCCCCGTCGCGCTGCCCGGCTTCGGCCGCCGCATGCTCGAGCTCACCGCCGGTGCCGAGTACGATCCGCCCCCCGGCCGGGGGGACCTGCCGAAGATCCGCTGCCCGCGCATGATGGTCGAGCTGGACACCGAGACCCTGGTCATCGGGAAGCGCCGGTTCGCCCTCGCCGGCGCCTGCGTCGAGAGCTACGAGCTGGGCACGATCGCGACCGGCTCCCCGACCGAGTGAGCGCCACCCTCCAGCGGCTCCAGGAGCGGGCCAACGCGGCCGCCTCGATGCGGCAGGTCTGGGCCCAGCGCGCGCAGGACATCCTCGACGCGCAGAACGGCCCCGCCCGCGAGTTCCTCCTCGACGACTCGCCGTACCGCTCCGCCCGCTGCCCGCGCCGCGCCGGCAAGTCCTTCGCGCTCGCCAGCCTGGCCCTCCGCACCGGCGAGCTCATCCCCGGCGCCCGCGTCCTGATCATCTCGCTGACGCTGAAGTCGACCCGCGACAACTACTGGACCGGCCCCGGCTCGCTCCACGTCCTGTCCGCGCGCTTCGGCCTGAACCTCCGCTTCAACAACACCTACCTCGAGTGGCACCACGAGAACGGCTCGTCGGGCCGCCTCGCCGGCGCCGAGACCAAGGCCGACATCGAGAAGATCCGCGGCGCGCTCGCTGAGGCCGACCTGGTGATCCTCGACGAGGGCAAGTCCTTCGCCCCGCAGCTCCTCGAGGCGCTCTACATCGACGTCATCGAGCCCGGCCTGATGACCCGCGACGGCAAGCTGGTCTTCGCCGGCACGCCCGGGTCCATCCCGTCCGGCCGCTTCTTCAAGGCCACCTCGCCGAAGTCCCGGCTGGTGTCCGACGACGGCCTCGAGCGCGACCTCGGTCCCACCGCGATCCCGTGGGAGCTGCGCGACTCGGCCAAGACCGCCTGGGTGAGCCACGAGGCCTGCTGCGGCTGGGCCCACGGCGGCATCCCGGGCCAGACCTGCACCGCCGGCACCGAGCTCGCCTACCGCGACCTGCCCCGGCATGACCTCTGGTCCCTGCACAGCTGGACCATCGAGGACAACCGCAAGGTCAACCCGGCCTCGGACCCGAACCGGCAGTGGCGTCGCGCGCTCCAGACCAAGAAGCGCAACGGCTGGTCCGACGACCACCCGACCTGGCGCCGCGAGTACCTCGGCGAGTGGGTCACCGACCGCTCCGACCTCGTGTACGCGTACGGCGAGGCCAAGGCCGCCGGCAAGCAGGTCACCTGGCGCCCGCTCCGCTCGCGCGAGAACCCGACCGGCCTGCCGCCCGAGCTGGGCCCGTGGCACCTGATCATGGGCCTCGACTTCGGCTTCGAGGACGACTTCGCCGTGACGCTCGGCGCCTGGAGCGAGACCGCCCAGGAGCTGCGGCAGGTGGCTGAGTTCAAGTCGCCCCACATGCTCATGGACGCGCAGGCGGCTGAGATCCAGCGCCTGATCGACCTGTACGGCCGGCCCGACGTCATCGTCGGCGACCGCGGCGCCCAGGGCAAGCAGTGGGTCCTGGAGATGAACCAGCGCTACGGGTTCGGCATCCTCCCCGCCGAGAAGACCCAGAAGGCGGACTTCCAGGAGCTGCTCTCCTCGGACTTCCTCGCCGAGCGCATCAAGATCCTGCCGGACTCCGAGCTGGAGACCGAGCTGCTGGCGCTGCAGTGGGACCTCTCGAAGAACTCGAAGGAGATCCTGGCCCGCACCGGGAAGCTCCGCGAGGACCCCGAGTGCGCGAACCACCTCGCGGACTCTTGGCTCTACACCTGGCGCTACGCGTACCACTTCTGGTCGACCGCCAGGGCCTCTGAGCCCGAGGCCGGGACGACGGAGTACTGGGACGCCCGCGAGAAGGCCGCCCAGGAGGCCGCCCTCCGGCGCCGCCGCATCGATGCCCTCGACCCCAACGGCTTCGCCCGCGTCCGCCGGCAGGAGCTTCCGCTGACCTCGGAGAGCCTGCCCTGGCGCCGCCCATGAACCCCGAACTCGACAACCTGCGCGAGCTGATCGAGCTGCTGCGCGAGACCGGTGTGCGCCGGTACCGCTGCGGCTCCCTGGACGTCGAGCTGGGTGACCAGGCCCCCGTAGCGACGGCTCATGAGCCGGAGCGCACCACGAGGCAGTCCGAGCGCATGCGCGAGGCCGAGTCCCGCGCCGCCGCCGTGGACTCCCCCTACGGCCACCCCTCGCTGAAGCTCGAGAAGGGCTTCCCCGGTAGCCGCCCGTGAAGCTCCGCGACTTCGACCCGCCCAAGCAGGGCCGGATGCCCGAGCACCAGTGGTGCGACGCGCCCGAGGACCCGGACGACGAGCAGGTGCAACTCGCCCGGTCAGCGCACCTGATCGAGTGCGCCCGCCACCTCGAGAACGTCCAGAGCGAGATCCACCAGCAGAACCTCTGGAACGCGCAGCTCTACTCGAACCGCGAGCTCGCCGCCTTCGACTGGGGCCAGGGCGCCCTGTACCGCGCCAGCCTCGCGCCGGTCTCCCGCCTCGGCGAGAACGTCATCCAGATGGTGGTCGACACGCTCGTCGCCACCGTGGGCAAGAACCGCCCGAAGGCCACGCCCGTCCCGCGCGGCGCCTCCTGGAAGGTCCGCCGGCAGGCCCGCCGCCTCGACAAGTTCCTCTACGGCGAGTTCATCCGCAACCGCGTCTACGAGACCGGCAAGCGCGTGTTCCGCGACGGCTGCATCTTCGCGTTCGGCGTCGTGCACGTCACCGCCGACGAGGGCGGCCGCTCCTGCGTCGAGCGCGTGTTCCCCGACGAGGTCCTGATCGACCAGTCGGAGGTCGTCGCCACCGGCCGCTTCCGCCACCTCTACCGCCGGCGCGTGCTGCCCGTCTCCGTCGTGGCCGACATGTTCGGCGTGGACGAGGAGTCCCTGGCCGCCGCCGCGGACGACTTCGCGTACCTGGACTACCGCCCCGTGGGCGCGGGCTGGGTCGTGCTGGTCGAGGGCTGGCAGCTCGGCGGCCGCTACGTCGCCTCCGTGAAGGGCCTCCCGCCGCTCGCGGACAAGCCCTGGACCCACGACTGGTTCCCGTTTGTGTTCTTCCACTACGAGGAGCCGGTCAGCGGGCACTACGGCCGCTCCGCCGTCGAGATCGCCCTGAACCACCAGGTGCGCCTCAACGAGATCAACGAGGTCATCCGGGACGCCCAGGACCTCATGGCCCGCCCGCGCATCCTCGTCGCCGAGGGCTCGCGCGTGTCCCCCGCCGAGTTCGACAACCTCGTCGGTCGCATCATCAAGTACACCGGCATCAAGCCGGAGCCCACGACCTGGCAGGCGGTCCCGCCCGAGCTCTACCAGGAGCGCGACCACCAGATCGCCGCGTGCTTCGCCCAGTTCGGCCTGAACGAGTCCGCCGTCTCCGCCCAGATGCCCGCGGGCTTCCGCGCCGACTCGTCCGCCGCGGTCCGCGAGTACAACGCCATCCAGGACGGCCGCCTCGCCGACATCGCCCAGCGGTTCGAGCAGTTCTACCTCGACATCGCCGAGATGATCATCCGGGTCATCCGGGCCAGCGGGGCGAACCCCAAGACCGTCTGGTACTCCGGCGGCCGCAAGGCGCGCGCGGAGACCATCGCCTGGAAGGACGTGGACCTCGACGCCGAGGCCTACGTGCTGCAGCTCCAAGCCAGCTCGATCTTCAACCTGACCCCGGCGGCCCAGCGCGACGAGCTCGAGAAGCAGCTCGCCCAGGGCCTGATCTCCCCCGAGGAGTACCGGGCCCAGCTCGCCGACCCCGACCTCGAGTCCGAGGCCTCCGTCCAGGCTGCGGCCGCAGAGGACCTGAACGCGACGATCGAGGATCTGGAGGACGGCAAGAAGCCGCGCCCCACCCCCGCGCAGGACCTGGTCAACGGCGTCAAGCGCGTGTCCCTCGCCTACCTGCAGGCCAAGCGGTACCCCGACGTCCCGCCTGAGGTCCTGAAGAACTTCCTCGACTGGCTGGCTGCGGCCCGGTCCTGGCTCCGCAAGGGGGCCAAGCAGGACCAGGTGCCGACCACCCCTCCGATGATGCCCCCTGACATGGCCGGCGGCATGGCCGGCGCCACCCCTCTCGACCACGGCATCCCGCAGGCCGTCTCGGTCCAGGGCGTGGGCAAGCGTCCGCTGATCGCGCCCCCTCCGGGCGGCGGCTCGCTGCTCTGATCCCAAGGCTTCCCTCCCCGCATGGAACTCCCCGCCGGCGCCCTCGCCACCCTCTCTGCCCCCGTCCAGCCCGGCACCTCCGCCGGCACCGCCCCCGTCGCCAACGAGGCGGCCGCCGACTTCGAGGCCGCCCAGAAGGCCTTCCTCGACGAGGCCCGCCGCGAGTACGCCTGGAAGGGCGAGGACGACGAGATCGACCTCCCGCCGGCCGGTGACCTCGAGGAGCAGCCGCAGGTCCGCTCGTCCGAGCGCGAAGCGCCCCAAGCCTCTGCCTCTCCCGCGGCGGAGCCCGCGTCCCCCAACAGCTCCGCGCCGCAGGTGCCCTCCGAGGACCCCGCCGTTGCGCGCGGCCTGGATCGGCTGGTGGCCCGCGAGACCGAGATCGCCCTCCGCGAGGCCAAGCTCGTCGAGGCTGAGCGCCAGCGCACCGCCCACGAGGCCGAGATGCGCGCCCTCCGCGACCAGGTCAGCGTGCTGGACCGCCTCCGCAACAGCGACCCGAGCGACGCCCTCCGCGCCCTCGGCTACGACCCGGACCACGCGGTCAACCTGATGATCGCCGCCAAGCTGGGCGACAAGGCGCCGCCGGAGCTCCGCCGCGCCCTCGAGCAGCACCAGGCGAACGCCCGCGTGGCCAAGCTGGAGCAGGAGTTGGCGAACCGCGACCGCGCCGCGCAGGAGACCGCCTTCCGCGAGTCCATCGCCGCCGGCGTCCGGACCCACGCTGCCTCGATCCCCGAGACCTCCCCTCT